GGTCTGTAGAAGCCCTGACGTATTGTCTGAGTATGTAAGTTCTTGTGTCTCAGCTAAGAACCCGTAAGCACCGCTGCCGCCTTTAGCTCGATACACTGTGTATTTGACAGCGTCAGCGACTGCAGCCCACGTAATAGTACTATTAGGTATCGTTGTGCCCGTAGGAGCCGCAGACGTGCCTGTACCTGCAAACGTTGCGAAACAAGTATTCGATCCCCCTGTAGTCTCTGCGGCGTACCCTGAGCCATCCTCGTTGTCTAGAGAGAATGTACTAGAGTTAATAATTGTAATTATAAAACGACGATTATTAACTTGTGTCATTTGAGTTAAGCCAACAAGCTCGACTTCATCACCAGTCGATAGAACGTGACCCGTTATCGTCACAACAACAGGATTAGCTGCGGTAGCGGAAGCGACTGTTAACCCAGTACCATTAATAGCGGCAAGGCTTTCTTCAAACGTCTCTTCTTTAATCGCCGTAACTTTATACTTCCAAAACACATCATTATCTGCACCATTAGCCGCGACTGCTAAAGTAGTAGGATCTGCTATATTAGGTGCGAATGTAGGAGCAGAAAGCGCCCACGCATTATGGTCTGTTCGGGATAACTCGAAAGGTGGATATTGATCATGTGTAATTGTTATCGTATCTGCTGATTGAGTCCATTTTAATTGAGGTAAGTTAGCTTGAGCGTAAGTTGTAGTAATCTCGTATACTTTACCCGCCGAACCTGCAGATCCATAAGTTGTATACGCAGAACTATTGATATTGGATGAGCCCCCGTCATACACACTCTTTAACGCGAAAGTATGCGTAGTAACACTAGCAACTTGAAACCATCGGCCATTGAGTTGAGTCATGCCAACTACACCGCTAATATATACGTGATCTCCGTTGCTATACCCATGAGAAGATGCAGTAACTACGCAAGGATTGGCTTTTGTAGCTCCTGAGATCGTTTTAGCAGTTTCTAATACTTGTGCGTCATTACGAATAAATCGCATATAAAGATTGCCAACTTCGATCAGATACGTATCTGTAGCTTTAAAGGCAAACTCAATAAAAATTGGGCATTTTGTATGGTCTTTGCAGGGGGCGAGAAATTTTAATCCTGTTCGATTACTAATACCGCCATGAGTATGTACAACCGTATTTAAAGCGGTTCGAAGCCCTACTTGGTACGCAGCGGTATCGACACGCCCGTAGAGCGCTGGGCCTAACTCACCCTTCGCAAATGATGGTTGGATAAAATCAGCCATCTAGAAACGTCCCCGAATCCACTCTGCATCTCGAGGTGGCCTGCCTACTTGTTCATTAGCGTTTGAAGCAGGAGCAGTCTGTAGAAGTTGAGCATATCTAAACGCCATCTTTTCTTCCATATCTTGTTTACCAGTTACGGAAAAAGCGATGTAAGCTGCAATGTTTGTAGCTAATAGTGAAATAAAGAACTCCGAAAAAAGGGTTACTTCTGTTAGATCAAAAGTGTACACGCCTACTGCGTCATCTAAATCCGATAGAATTGATTTTGTTTCTTGGTTGCTGTCAAGTTCAATCTCAAACGGAATAGCATCTGGATCGAGTAAACTATCTTGAGTTCTGACAATGTTAGCAGCTCCAGACGGATTTTGGATTTTACGCATAATCTCACAATCTGATGGATACTGATACCGGTATGCCCACACACCAGCGGGGGGAGGATCAGAATGCGTTGCAAGTGTTAGGCGTTTACGAGCAAAACTCCAGTCGAAACCAGCTAACGATTGTTTACGAGCGTAGTTATACCACAGATTACAAGCTTGTGCTTCAGCACTATTCTCATTCAGATCTTCAATAGTACCAGAGGCCCCAAGACGTGATAGCGCCATGTTGCATATACGAACTTCACTGATTGAGGTATTAGCCATAGTTAAATCTATCCGTTAAGGTTTTTTGTGACGAGTCTTGGCCGCTTTCATAGCTGCTTCTGTCTTGTATGCTCTGCCCTCAAATTCCCAAATTTCAGGATCTTCAAATTCGAATAGATCACCTTCAGAAGCGTACCCTGCGAATCCAGCTTCTTCTAAAACTTCTTGAGATACATTTGCTTGAGCACGTTCTAGATCAGCGACTACAGTATCTTCATAATCTTCTATTTCAGAAAGATCTTCTTCAGGCACCTCATCAAGGATCTCTGCGGTAGAAGGTAATAAGTTCCGTAATTTCTCTGGTACGTCTGTAACTATTCCTTCTGGAAACCTTTTTCGGCCAAACCCATTTATAATAAACCGATTTTGAAATTTAACAATCATCTTAAACTTTCCCTATTTTATATTAAAAAACTGTGGGGATGAGCTTTTTACACCCATCCCCGATTAGTCTTAGTTAGCGCCGTCTGCGTACGACTTCCAACCATTCGGATCGATAGTCAAGAACGCATTAATTGTTCCTGCAGTGACCGTCTGCGAAGCAACTGTGCACGTAATGCCGAGAAACTGTTCATACGCAAAGCTCTGAAGAGGAAGAGCTCCAAAGTATAAAGTACCCCCAACATTCAATTGCGGCGAGTTTGCAGCGACATCATCAGTTACAAAAGCATCTGTGATGATATGCTCGGTAGCAGTTCCGTCTACTGCGATAGCTGCTTGAGCATCACTACAGAACTTAAACTGGATAGTACCAGCAGAACCGCCTGTGATAATCTCAGTGTTACCCGTGCGAATGCACAAGTAAACAGATTGGCCGTTGCCGAGATCTCGAGCAACTTGCATGTTAATGACATCACCGATGAGCGCCGTAGAAGCTCCTGCTGCTACGGACACGTTATCGGCAAATTCAGTTCGTTCATCTAACCACATAATGTTAACCTTCCATTTGCCTAAATGTTATTAAGTAAGTGCTGCTTCATCAGGGGATAAAGCATCGACGCGACGCATCGGGATACCATGGAACCGTTCCGTCATCTTGTTATCAGCAGCAACTGTGTCAAGCGTGACAGCAGCAGCGTTGCCCATAGCAGAACTTTGACGTGCAACCCAAGAAGCAATATCCCGGCTCATATAGAAAGCAGGGCGACCAGCACTTAGGTTTGGAACCTTACGCATTGCTTGATACATCAAATCAGGCAAGATCGCGCCTGTGGCAAAGGTGCCAGCGTTGTATGTACGCATTAAAGCTGATTTATCAATGTTAGCAATACGCACGACGTAACGCCAGTCGCGAACCGTGAGGCCAGCGTCCCAGCGGTAGTGGGTACGATAAGCTTCCATACGGCCCGAATTAGATCCATCGGAAGCGTCTTCTATAGTTACTTGACCTTTATCAGTAACTTGCAAGCCAGCAGTCGAACCTTTAGGAATGATGCCGTGGCAAGAATTTGGCCCCCAAACAACTAACCACATCGAGGCGTTGTCTGTGCCAGATCCACCGCCGTTTATGACGTTTTGGGAATTTTCGTCAGCAGTCAAGTTAGCAAACCGAGCGCCAAAGCCAGTAAAGGCTTCAGGTTCTGTGCTCTCATCTCCGTAGAAAAGAGTATCAGTAATCTCTTGGTTCATTCCCTCAATATGAGGACGATCTTCCTGCAAACGGAATGCAGCAGTATTACCGTTAAGATCAGCTAAAGCTTTATCAACTTCAGCATAATTCTCTAACATACCTGTGTTATCGGTGACTTGTACGGTGCTAGACTTGTTTGGTTGTACCCCGCCGTATAGCTTACGCCATGTAGGAGTAGGAATTCCAGACCGGATTGTAGTACGGTGGCCAGTTGGCAAGTTGCCTTCTACCCACGACATATCAGCGAGAACTTCGTTAGTCTCGTTGAGGATTTCAACCACGGCTGCAATTTTGCCGTCTGGATCAGTGACTTTCGCCAAGTCCAATAAGGTTGGATTTTGAACGCTTAATGTAGCCATCTTTCAATGCCTTTCTTTGAGTTAGGGATTAAGCGGCCTTACCTTGGTTTGGAAACAGTTTCTCAGCAAGTGATTGCCCACCTTCTGTGTTGCTGCTACCAAAGTTAAAACCGTCTTCTCCAATAGCTTTTCCGACCCGATAAAACGCTCGGATCAATTCAGGATGGTTGCCCATTCCAGTTTCTTCTAAGGCGGCAAAAAGTGCAGGTTCGCCAAACTCACGCATACCTTTACGGGCTATAGCAATACTTTCGTCGTATTTGCCTTTGCCGAATTCTGCGTCCGTTTCACGAGCATTTTTCCATTCACCTAGTTGGTCTGTCCACGCCTTGGACTGAGCATCCATCAATCCCGTCATCGTCTGGACTTGTAGATCTACTAGCTTTTGCGCTTGCTCTTGAGTAGCTCCCATCTCTTTTAAGAGAGGAATCGCCTCTGCAACCGCAGCAGCATCGAGATTTACGCCTTCCGGTAACGTAAAGTCAGAATACTCTTCTGGGGCACCGTCCTTACCTTTGTCAGCTACGCTGTCCTCGGGTTTCTCGTCGGCATTGTGGTCAGTCGTTCCGTCATTCGCTGCTTCCGCAGTGAGTTCAGTCTTGTCTTCTGCACTGAGCTCAGGCTCTGTAAGTGCAGTGGGATTAGTTTCAGCAGGTTCTTCACCCGCAGTAGAATTTTCTTCAGCCATCTTCGTCCCTTTATTTATCTGTTAGAAGTGGTATCACGTGACACCGCTTCGTTCTTCATAAGGTTATATGCATTAATGTCAGAAGTAAAGACTTCTTCTAACACCCACCCTCCGATAGACCTTTGGCCTTCTTTGTGATTTAACAAGTTATTATCTCCACAAAATCCAAAATTATGTATCTCGCATTTCTCGAGAAGTCTCCAAAGAAACGATCTACCACCGTAGGTTTGAAGCATCGCGTGTAGCTCTGCAACTTCCTTTTCTCTAGCTAAAACATGGACTGCTTTTTTTGTTTTAACTTCTCTTTCGTCACCCGTATCAGCCATTTAAGACTGCCGATACTGGATTGTTTCCATCGAGATCTATCTGGCCTGCGGCAGCTGCTGCTTGAGCACCTTGTTGAGCCATCTCCATCTGTTGGGCTTGTTCAGCTTGCTGTTGAGCTGCTGCACGTTCTTCTGCAACTTGGTCAGATGGTACGAGTAACTTGGGCGGCGTACCGATAAGGTTAGCGTATTCTTGTATCGCTTCATCACCGTTAAACTTCTTGCCATCAGATAGTCCAGCTTGCATAAGTCCAGCTTGATACGTAGTAAGCCGCTCGATACCTCGCGTGTCAACTGCTCTTTGAGCTTGCGCTAGAGACGAGATGTATTCAACTTTAATAGCTTGACCTTGTATTTCTTCAGGAGCTTCAGGAACTAATCCCGCTCTAATCATCTGGTTGAAAGTCCGCGAGATCAATGGATCAAGAAACTCTCCTTGCATTCGCTCTAGTACTGGCCCTAGTTGTAGCAGACGCTCAGCATTTCTTTCGCTAAGTTCTAGCTCGTTACGTGGCTGAATACCTTCCATATTGCTTATCGCGAGGAACAGATCAACATAGAATGCATCATTAATACGACGTTCTACTCGATCCATATCTTCTTTTAGATCACGTAAATCTAGATTAACTGAGTATAGACTCTCAATCTTTTGGCCAGTTCCACCCGCATCATAGACGTTTAAGCCGCCGGGGAGACTTGTAATCGGTGTATTGCGTACTGAAGGCGGTGCAGATAACGGGGGATTAACTTGTTTATCAATAGCTTGCGCTTTACGCTTCTCTTCAATCTGCAAACTTTTTATATCACCAAGAGCTTGCATACCGGGACAATCAGTGCCGTAGATATCTTCTCCTGTTAATCCCCATCTGGGAACATACGCAGGAAATTCATCAAAACCCTTAACACTTAGAAACGCATCTTTATTCACGTTGCCGGGTTCGTATTTAACAGACGCAAAAGGTTTGTTTTTAGATAACGGACTGCCCGGACGCATATCATCGTTTGGCTCAATAAAGTGAACGACCGGAAACCATGCTCCCATGTTGCCCCGAGTAAGCGCAGTTTGCACCGATGTACTTAGATTGCTTAGATCTTTTCCGTCCGTAAACTCGAGGGCGATTTGTTCAGCCGTCATATCGTATTCACGCACAAGAGTATTCACTTCTAGTTTATCACTCTGGCAGATTAGATAGCTACCGACAGTATGCGTATAAAATCGAGATAAGTTCTCATCATCATCGACGTGCGTCATACACCCAGTACCGAAGTTTAACAACTCGTGGATCATTCCGGGGGCCATTGTATAGAGATTACCAGCATTAAAGATAGCTCTCATACGTAACTCAACTTGGCGTAACCAGATCTTTACAGGTTGAAACTGTGTTAGATCAGGATCAGGAGTTGCTAAGGAGAACCAAGGTCGAGACGGAGACATAACACCCGCAAACATTCCTGCAGACGCAGTTGATAACGCTCGCATTCCTCGATTGTTAACGATTGATTTATGTTTCTTATCGCCCTTGTTACGATCTGTCTTTTCAAATCTTCCTTTACGTGGGCTGTTGTATTCAGATAATTCTTTGTAATGGCTAATAAAACTAGACCGTTCCTTATCCATGTCGCCTTTTCGGCGTTCGTAATAGTCTCGCTTATTAGAATCGGCCATGTGTTTAAGCTCCTAAAGCTGTCTTCTGTTTGGAACTTTTAGAATCCCCTGTGAGTCCTAAGCCCCCTGTGAGCACGGTGCTACTACGCCCACCTGTAGCTAAAGCTGCAACTTGTCTATCTCTCTTACGCCCTTTCGTAACCATTGGATCTTGAGGGGTCGGTACAGGAATAGGTGGGGGTGGTGGGGGTGGCAACGGTGGTAAAGGCGGGGGTTTAGTAGAAAATAAAGAAGTCATATTAAGATCCTAAAGCCGTTTTAAAAGCACCCGTTGAGAAACTTAAAGGAGCTCGCGTTGTAATTTTTCGATTAGGTGTCGCTGTGCCTAACTTCGCATTTGACACACTAGCAGGTGGAGAAGTAGATTTAGTTGATACTACAGACGCTATAGGTTTTTTAATCGCTATCGCTTTAGGTGCTGCTGCTAATTTCCCTTGTTGTTGAGAATCTCCACCATCACCGCCGTAAGCATCAGGGCCGGGAGCTTTAGCATCTGGGTCAGTGAAAGTAGCTCCGATAGCTCTACCTAAACCTATGATGCTGCCACCGGGTAGTGCAAGTTGCGCGAACGATTTTGCACGTTCAGCGCCTGTAGCTTTTCTCGATAAAGGATTATTATAAATGTCCAGTGCAGTACTGAAGGGTAAATCTGTTCTATTAGGCGTAGCCTGAGTTGGGCCTACTCGTTGACCATAGGTTGGAGAATCAGGATTACTATCATAGGCACCAGTCAAAGCTCCCCCCGGCCTACTTTCTCTTATGCCACCAGCGCTACCGTCTGAATTGGAACCTTCTCCTGAACTCATACTACTTCACCCTAAAATGATGGATTGAGTGGATCGTAATCTGATACCACTGTCTGAGTTGCTGATACGCCTTCAGGGCGAGCCCTAATAGCGACTTGCTGCGCGAAGGTTAAAGCCAATGCATCTGCAAGGTCGGGGCTTTTAATACCTCGTTTTACCATATCTTTCTTCGTCTCTAAATTAATCTTATTTCCCATAAGGGTATACCCATACTCTCTCTGCGTCAAGTCTGCTTTCAAGTCAACCCCCCCCGGCTGATTATTTGCAGGTAGGCACAATTTTGGCAGTGCGTCTTTTAACGTGCCCCACATCTCGTCAGATTTATATCTATAAGTTTGCCCGTTAGTAGCCTTGCCACCAAAATGTATTTCAATAGGATTGTAGTTCAAGGCACGTAATTGATCGATAACTCCACCACCTACGCCACCCCCATCAACAAATAATCCACTACAATCCATGCCAAGCGATTTAAACTCTCGCAAGCATTCGATTACTTTACCGACTAACTGTACTGTGTCTAGTCCTTGAAACCTACGAGGTGGCCACGTGCGGCAGTCGTTACCGATGCGAGGCCATATAACACTCTCGTTATCACCGAAGCGAGCAACGTCGACTCCAATTACTAACGGGGCGTACCTATCTTCGGTAACTTCACGGTGCTGAGCTTCTTCAACGAGCGACGTAGGAATGAATTGTAATGATCCAGCCGCTGGAAACATACCTCGTACACGGACTTTAACGAAGTCACTGTCTTCTCCATAATCTGCGACCCAATCTTTAATACGTTCTTTATTGGTAATACCAACATTTCGGCTATCAATGCTTCTAACTTTATAGCGATGTCGGAAACGCCCAGCACAATGTTCAAAAAAGCGACCTGAGTTACGAGTGCCGTTGCCGAAATCAAAAACCATAGGCTCTCCGTCCGTAGTTCCCCCCTCGCGAACTTCGAATATTTTGTCTGGAACAGCAGATGCCTCATCGAAGATATAGAAAGACGTAGCCGACGCAGCGTGTTGGCCTGCAAATGCTTCCGAATTCTCTTCTCTACAGGTTTGTGCGTCACAGCGCCATGTCTCCTTATGTTTTTTATGGCAGAGGTTCATAGCCCCTCTACCTGTATTAAAAGTATACCAAGCTTCAGTAATCGACATATTATGCCACTTACCAAGTTCAGCCCAAGTCTTTGTCTTCAACTGCTCTGCCGTGTTTGCGGTGACTGTGCCTTTGCTGTACGGCCTTGTATCCATAATAAATTTAATAAGCCAAGCTACAAGAACTGATTTGCCGATACCGTGGCCGCTAACTGTTGCATACTGTAACGGTTGTACTGCATTATGCCCATCGAAGTTATTAGCTGCAATATCTTTTCCTAAATCGTCAAGGAACTCACACGCCCATTTGTCAGGGCCATACTTACTATTGAACCTGTCACGGTACTTAGGCTCAAGCTCTACTAATTGAATCGGTGTGTATGTATCCCAAGGAAACGCAAACATGACGTAGCCTAGTGGATCTGCATAGAAATGCCCCATACTCTCTGCTAGTTTATCATCTGCGCTTCGTTTGTTAGATCTGCCGATGGTATCACGTGAGGCCATTTGTTTCCCTTTTTTCGCTCACGGTGTCAAACGCCTAAGTAATATATATACTTAGGTGAACGACACAGTGAGAGCATTTAATGTATTATATCTTCTTCTCTCTTTGCGTTTTCCATATTCAAACGACGGCGACCAGCGAGTATCTTATCTTCAAGACTACCTTCGGTCACTGTGATTTTATCATCGAACAATCCTAGATGTCTACTCAACGCCATCAATGCTGCATGAGCGTCTACATCTTTCATCTTAAATTTAGTTACATCGATTGCGCTGTCGCCACGCCCAACTTTAGTAAACTCAACACCAAGATCCTGCACCATACCAAGCTCGGCTTGCGTAGCTCCAGTAAAGTCCCAGTATAGCTGGCCTTCGGTGTCGATCTTTTTGAACTTAGCTAAGTGTATAGGAGCATCTGCTCTGGCCATCAACCGTTTGATCACCCAGTCTTGGCTTAACTCATGTTTCTTTGCAGACTTCGCTTGCCTACGCTGGATCTCTGCTTTAACATCTTCGCGGCCAAACACTATAGCCTGACATTTTAGCGATGTCTGTTCAGAGTATCCCGCAGTTCGCATAGCTCTAGTCTTCTCATACCCATTCTCAAACCATGCATCAATCGCGAGCATTCGTCGTTGGGTAATGGTTTTTTTGGCCATCAATCGTCTCCTAAATTACCGCTCCATCTGTTATCAGAGGAGAGGGGGTTTTTTTATACCGCTCCTCCTGCGCGGATTGTACCAGCATAAGCTGGCCAATGTGCGATCAAAAGGCAGGGAAGACCTCGATCAGCACTCAAGTCTATATGCTAGTGGTTTTCCCGGATTTTGCCAAGGTTTTTTTTTGGATATAGCCGGAAGGTCGAGTTTTTCTGAGGAATTTTCTGTAGAGATCTGGGGGGTGGAGGGGGAATTCTTGGGCCGGGTGCCCCCGAAGTCGCCGGCAACAGAGGCCCCCCCCCGTAGCAAAAATAAATCCTCGGCTGGCATTGGTGGCCATTGCACCGGCTGCTATGGC